GGATTCCGCTAGAGAACAAACCGGAAAATGATACGCAAGATTTGTATGATGTTCTTGGCGACATCCTCGTAGACATTATTGATAAAAACCCACCAGACGAATCGGGAGACACAAAAGTATGAGCGCAGACATTGAAGAATTCATTCTCAAAGAAGTTGTCAACAACGAAGACTATGCACGTTCGGTGTTGCCGTATGTAAGGGGTGAATACTTCACCAGTGATGTTTCGCGTCTTGTGTACCAGCAAGTCAAAAAGCACTTTGATGATTACAATAGCCTACCCACCAAGCAGGCATTGACGATTGATGTCACCAACAACGCGATGCTGTTTGAGAAGCAGTTTGAAAAAGCAGCAGAGATTGTTGATGAGATGTACGAAACAAATCATCAAAACTCAAACATGGATTGGGCAGTCAATCGAACGGAAGAGTGGTGCAAAGCAAGAGCGATGTACAATGCTATCCTAGACTCTGCTGCAATCATCGACCCAAACAACAAAGACAAAAACAAGAAACCGTTCGGTGCTATCGAAGGAATGGTTCGTGATGCGTTGTCTGTGTCGTTTGATAACTCTGTTGGTCACGACTACTATACTGATACTGATGCTCGTTATGATTTCTATCATAGCAAGAAAACACAAGTTCCGTTTGGTATGGATTGCTTCAATGAAATCACCGGCGGCGGTCTTCCCAACAAAACACTAAACATTGTACTTGCTGGTGTTCACGTTGGTAAGTCTATGTTCATGTGTGACTATGCAGCTAACGTCTTGCGTCAAGGTAAGAAGGTGTTGTACATCACCTGCGAAATGGCAGAAGAAAAGATTGCGGAACGTATCGATGCAAACTTGATGGATGTTGAGATGCAGGATGTTGCGACATTCTCCAAGGCAGAGTATAAGAAGCGTGTTGGTAAACTACATGCATCACACGGACTAAAGGGTGGACTGAAAATCAAAGAGTATCCAACGGGTACTGCGAATGCTTCACACTTTCGTGCGTTGTTGAATGAGTTGGCATTGAAGCAAAACTTCACACCGGATGTTATTGTCATCGACTACCTAAACATTTGTGCGTCGATGCGATTCAATGGTGATGCGTCTAACTCGTATGGTTACATGAAAACTGTTGCCGAAGAGATTCGTGGTTTGGCAATCGAATTCAATCTACCAATCCTTACAGCGTGTCAGGTCAATCGTGGTTCGTTCAAAGACACTGACTTTGACATGGATGGTATTGCTGAATCGTTTGGTATCTCCGCGACTGCCGACTTCATGTTTGGTATGATCACAAATGATGTACTGAAAAAACACAACGTAGTTTGTATCAAACAATTGAAGAACCGATACAACGATGCAGGGGCAAGGCAGCGATTCGTGATTTCTGTGAACCGGGCAAAGATGAAATTCACGGATGCCGATCCTGCTGCCCAAGCATTGATCTCAACCGGTATTGCCGGGGCAGGCGTGACACCGGGACCAATGCCGGGCGGTGGCTCACCACCACCGACATCCCCCTTTGGTGGTATGTCTAAGCCGGGTGGTACAGGTCCGCTCAAAATATAACCCTAAAAGGTTATTTGACATCGGTGGAATTTATGCTATAATTTACCTGTAACCCGGTTCCCCTGACGAAAGGTTTTTCGATGGTTTATGCGGTGCGAAATGTTGAGAGCGGCGAGTATTACCGGCTCCGAGCAGACACCAGCGTGAAGGTGCTGAAATGGCTAGAGGCATTTTCGACTCTTGCCGTGGCAAAAACAGTGCTTCACACCGTCGAGGAAGCAATACCTGAACTGATGGGCAAACTTTATGTGCTGCCCGTTCCCGTGGACAACACAGCAGATAGATAAATAGTTGGATGCGGTCACCTGAGAACCGCGAAACCCCAAAAAGGATGGCTATCCGCCGATCAAATGGAAGACAAGATTAGACAAGCATACGTTGAAGGTCGTGATGCGTTTTACAACGGAACACAAATCAAAGACAACCCTTACATTGCTGCGTTGAATCGAGATTTACACTCTGCATGGTGCAGAGGATTCGTTGAGGCAGAAGTCGAAAGTTACACTTACGCTTAGAAAGGCAAACAAATTTGGCTATGGAAAAGGTTACGTACAAGGAAGCTAAAAAAGCATACGATAATGGCAAACCCGTTTACTTTATGAATGAGCATGATCTGACTCACACAACAGTAAAAGAAGCTGCGGTTGAAGTCACGAATGATGGCAAAGAATTCACTGATCACACCAAAGAATGGTACATGTTCAACTATTGGGGGAATGCCAAACCGGAACTAACGTACTACGTATAATTCATTTCTGTTTCACCAGACCGATATGATCAAACTCTTGATCTTGTCGGTCTTTTTTTATACAATAGGTCTATGAACCCACAACTCATCGAAGAAAAATATATCAACCTGCTGTCTCCACAGCTTGAGATGTTCAAATGGAAGAAGAACAACTTAGCAAATGTGCGTTGTCCTATCTGCGGCGACTCGCAAAAGAAGAAGAGACTAGCACGTGGTTATTTCTATCTTTCCAAGAATCAACGATTTCGCTACAAGTGTCACAACTGCGGTTGCAACCTAAGCACCAATGAGATGCTTGAAAAAATCTCACCACATCTTCATGCCGAGTATCGTCTTGAATATCTCAAGGAACTTGGTGTTGGTAAGAAAGAGAAAGTAACAAAGCGAGAAGGTCAAGACTATTCACAAAGCAGGAATGTCACAAACGGACAGACCGGAATACCGAGAGAACTGGAAACACTGACACCAGTGAATACGCTTCCTGTATTTTCGTCTGTCTATCGCTACATCAAAGAAGAGCGACAAATCCCAAAAGACAAGATGAATCGTCTTTACTATACAGACAACCTACAAGCGTATGTCAAAAAACTGTACACTAAATACGGTCACAACATTGAAGACATCGAAGAGAAGTATCCAAAGGATGAGCGTATCGTCATCCCTACAATCGACAGAGACAACAAACTGATTGCGATGTCTTGTCGTGCGGTTGGCGATACAGACAAAGCACTTCGATACATTACGGTCAAGCTCGATGAGTTTGCACCAAAAGTCTTTGGTATGAATCACGTTGATTTTAATAAAAAGGTCTACGTTGTCGAAGGGCAGATCGACTCCCTGTATTTACCAAACGCTTTGGCAGTTGGTGGATCAAGTCTACACATTGTTGAGAGTTTGCTTTCACCAACAGAGCATGGTGTTGACATTGTTTATGTTCACGACAATCAACCCCGAAACCGAGAGATTGTAAGAGAAGTTAAGCGGTCGGTTGAATCTGGCGCGAAGGTTTGCATTTGGGGACCAAACACTCAGATTAAGTATGGTAAAGACATAGGCACTATGATAGAATATGGAATGACCCCTGAGCAAGTGCGATGGGAAATTGATAAGAGAACATTTACAGACATTCAAGCAAGATTGGAGTATAGCCGATGGGCAAAGATTTGAAACGAGCAAAGAAGCTAAAAGAACGCGCAAGATCAAAGAAGACAAAAGAGGCAAAGGAACGGCAGGCGGCGAAAGCACGAATTGATGCTTTGATGGATAAGATCGTTCGCGGTCCCGCTGAAGTTCTAACGAAAACAACTAATGACTTTGACATCACTGATGGTGTTCACATGAAGCACGCAAAATTGGTGGTAGATGATCTAACAGAAGTGCTTGAAGCAACTGCACATGGTGTTGGTCTTGCTGCTCCACAGATTGGTGCTACTGGTTCTGCGTTGGTTTGGAGAAAGACACCTATCTCAGAAATCAGCCACATGCTAAACCCAAAGATTCTGTCTTCGTCCGAAGATACACAATCCATGCATGAAGGTTGTCTATCGTATCCCGGTTTCTTTGTTGAGGTTGAGCGACCTGTTGAAATTGAAGTCGAGTTTAATCGTCTAGACGAAACCGAAACCCACAAAGAAACATTCAAGGGATGGGAAGCTCGCGTTCTACAACATGAGATTGATCACTTGAACGGTGTGTGCAAAGTTGGTGATTCGCCAGAAGAAGAACGTCAAACCGTTAAGGGTAAGAAATGAGTTACATACCCACAATCGATGAAAGCTACACATATGATGCTTTACTAAGAGATGTTTTAGAGTTTGGAGAAGTCCGTGAAGATCGGACTGGTGTAGGAACACAATCTGTGTTTGCACCAGAAGATGTTTGCTACAATCTAACACATGCGTTTCCGCTACTGACTCGTCGAAAAATCTTTTTTCGCGGTGCTGTTGAAGAGCTATTGTTCTTCCTGCGTGGCGAGAGAGATACGTATCGGCTTGAAAAGCTAGGTGTAAACATCTGGCATGGAAACACAACACGTGAATTCTTAGATTCTCGCGGATTGTATCACTTGGATGTTGGCGACATGGGTGCTGGTTATGGTTGGCAGTGGCGACGTTTTAACCAACCACTGAAACGTGAAAACGCTATGTTTGGACCCCCGGCAATTGATCAAATCGCAAACGTGATTGAATCCATCAAGGAAGACCCATACTCCCGCCGACACATTGTGACTGCATGGAACCCGGCACAACTGGACGAGATGGCACTCCCACCGTGTCATATTATGTTTCAGTTTTATGTAAGCACAACAGGAACACTATCCTGTAAAATGTATCAACGATCTGTTGATATCGGTTGTGGTCTTCCATTCAACATTGCATCCTATGCATTGCTTACGATGATTATTTCTAAAGTTTGTGGATTGACTCCCGGCGATCTAACGATTACAATGGGCGATGCTCATGTGTACAACAACCACGTTGATACACTGGCAGACATGTTAGAAACTCGCAAACCCCAAGAGTTTCCATCGCTCAAGATCAACCGTGATCTAAAATCAATTCGTGACATAGAAGCTCTGTGCTACGAAGACTTTATTTTAGAAAATTATAATCCACTCCCCACTATTAAGCTAGAAATGGCAGTGTGAAGATTCGCGTCTTTCTAAATACCACCTGTTCACCCCTACACTCTAACTCACCGGAGAATTTATATGTCCGTTAAGGCACTTCAAGAATACACACGTTACGCAAAATATGCACGATACATACCGGAAAAAACAAGAAGAGAAACATGGGCTGAACAGACGAATCGTGTGTTTGAAATGCACGAAAATAAATTAGGCAACGAGACACTAGAAAAAATTAAAGACGAGTTTGACTTTGCTAAGTCGGCAGTGATGAAAAAGAAAGTGCTTGGTTCACAGCGTGCTTTGCAGTTTGGTGGTCAAGCCATTCTCGACAAGCAAGCAAGAATTTATAACTGCACTGTCTCATACATTGACCGACCACGATTCTTTCAAGAGTGTTTCTATCTATTGCTATGTGGTTGTGGTACTGGTTTCTCTGTACAAACACACCACGTAGACAGGCTGCCATCTATTGCACCACGAACGAAGTCAACAAAAACCTATGTCATCCCCGACTCTATTGAAGGTTGGTCTGATGCTCTTGGTGTTCTACTTGCGTCTTATTGGGACACCGACAAGACTGAGTTTAGTGAATACCGTGGGCATAAGATTGTCTTTGACTATTCACAAATTCGTCCTGCTGGCGCGCCTCTTTCTTGGGGCGGCAAAGCTCCCGGTCCTGAAGGTCTATTCAACTCACTGACAAAGATCGAAGAACTGATCGAAAGTCGAGTAACCGAAGGCAACAATACACTGCGACCCATTGATGCATATGATATCACTATGCACGCATCGGATGCTGTTCTGTCTGGTGGTATTCGCCGCTCTGCTACAATCTGTCTATTCTCGCATGACGATGAAGAGATGATAAACGCGAAGACTGGTAGTTGGTTTATCGATAACCCGCAGCGTGGTCGTTCAAACAACTCTGCTGTTCTTGTCCGCAATGAAATCACGAAAGATGAATTCAAGGTTTTGATGGATTCGGTTCGTCAGTTTGGTGAACCCGGCTTCGTGTGGGCAGAGAACCGTGAAGCACTATACAACCCGTGTGTTGAAATTGGTATGTGGGCATACTGGCAAAACGACGGAAGCGACGAGTGGAAAGAAGCGGCACAAAACGCTTACCAAACCGTTGATGTTGATGGTGAAGAGTGTATCACTGGTTGGCAATTCTGTAACCTGTCTGAAATCAACATGCGTAAGTGCAAGACAGAAGAAGACTTCTATGAAGCATGTAAGGCATCGGCAATCTTGGGAACAATCCAAGCATCGTATGATTGGTTTGAGTATCTAGGAACAGTGTCGCATAAGATTGTTTCGCGTGAAGCACTACTTGGTTGTTCGATGACTGGTATGATGGATTCGCCTGAGATCGCGTTTGATCCTGCTATTCAAAAGAAGGGTGCAAAGATCATCCTTGATGTCAACAAAGACATGGCAAAGAAGATCGGTATCAACGTAGCAGCAAGAACAACGTGTGTTAAGCCTGCTGGATCAACTTCATGTATTCTTGGTTCTGCTTCTGGTGTTCACCCCCACCATGCTAAGCGATACATTCGTCGCGTCCAAGCAAACAAGATGGAATTCCCTGCTCAATACTTTGCTGAGCATAACCCGCTTGCTGTCGAAGATTCTGTTTGGTCTGCAAACGGAACAGACGTTGTGCTATCGTTCTGCTGCGAAGTGCCTGATGGTGCAAAGACAAAGAACCAAATCGGTGGTCTAGACTTGCTTGAGTATGTTCGTACAACTCAACAGAATTGGGTCAAGGCAGGAACACGTGAAAAGGAATCGACCCGCGATTGGTTGCGACACAATGTTTCCAACACTATTACTGTCAAGCCTGATGAGTGGGAAGCGGTTGGTGACTTCATCTACAAGAACCGTAAGTGGTTTGCTGGTATCTCATTGCTACCATTCTCTGGCGACCTAGACTATCCACAAGCCCCATTCACTGCTGTTCACACACCAACTGAAATCGTGCGTGAGTATGGTGAAGGTTCGTTGATGGCATCGGGTCTGATTGTTGATGGTCTTCGTTCGTTTGATAATAACCTATGGGCAGCATGTGACTGTGCTTTGGGTATCGGTGAACAACTCGATCTAACGGAAGACGAGAAGAAACTAACAAACGGAACACTAAAAACTCTACTAGAATCCAAGATGGAAAAAACCGAGTGGGTTCGTCGTGTAAAGCAGTTCGCAGACCGTTACTGCCAAAATGACCAAAACATCGATCCACTAAAGCGTGCTACACACATGATGAAATGTGTCCATAACTGGAAGCTATGGTGCGATCTAAATAGAGACTACAAAGACATCGACTGGTCTGACGTTGTAGAAGAAGACTACGAGATTGACATGAACAACTTTACTGGCGGTGCTGCTTGTAGTGGCGGAGCTTGTGATGCTGGCGATCTTGGCGACTCAATCAAAGAAGCTAGCAAAGAGGGTGTAGCATGATCAAACACTTACCCATGCAAGCAAAGATTGACATGGCAAACGGTGTACCGCCATCGATGATTGCTAAAATTTATGCCGAATACTTCACAAACGAAACAGAAACATACCTAGACTGGTTGTGCAAGTATTACAGAGAAGTATACGATAAACAACAAAATGCAGTTTGAATTCGACAACAAAACAACAATAGAATGTGAAGGATGTGGTGCGCGTGTTGCCGTACTACATGACCATGAACTTATCACGTTTTGCCCTGTATGCGGAGAAGATGTACAGGGTGAAACTGATGAGTGGGTTCTTCAGCATATAGAAAATGAATAAATACTTGCATGAAGATTGCAGGTATCGACTTTTCACTGACTTCCCCCGCCATTACTATACATGACAATGGCGAGGTCACTTATCATTTCCTGACTAGCAAAAAGAAACTGCTAGGGAAGTTCCGCAAACAGACAATCATTGGATCAGAGTACAAAGAGTGGAAAACACAAGAAGATCGCTATGACATTCTTTCCGAGTGGGCATTGGGTGTTGTCAAGGATTGTGATGTTGTCAGATTAGAAGGATATGCGTTTGCCGCGAAAGGTGCTGCTATCTTTCAGATTGGTGAAGCAACAGGAATCACAAAATACAAATTGTGGCAGAACGGAATCAAGTTTGATACCATTGCACCATCGAGTGTAAAAAAGCACGCCACCGGGTCGGGGCGTGCTGATAAAAGTATGATGTATGATGCGTTTTATGAAAAGACTAATATCGATTTATTAAAAGTACTAGATGTGAACAAAAAAGACATGAACCCGGTTTCTGATATTGTAGACTCCTATTTTATCTGCCAGTCCCTTCTTTCAAAGATTGGTTCTCCTTCTTGAGATCATCAATCTGTTTGATGTATTTAGCTTCGACTGCTTCGTATGCATCATTGAAGCTAGCCGCTTTTGCCTTACGGAAAACCTGTTCCACCAGATCAGACATCTTCTCTTGGTCGGGACTAAACCGACTTCGCATGAGCATGAACAACTCTGTCCTATCGCGTTTTGATAGAATTTCCCACGGTTCATCGTTGTTTGCCGCATCAAGCACTGCCTTAAATTCCGCCGAAAGACTTTCATAGAATTCCTTACCAGTTGCTTCAGTGAAGATGCTTGCTGCTTTGGTAAAATCCTCTGTGTAGAATTCAGCCGCTTTTTCGGATGTGTCAATTGCCATAGTTAGCTCCCTAGTTGAGTTTGTTTGAAATCTTGGTTTTCAGTCTATAGTTATATGCCTGTCGGCGGTATGACTTCTTTTTCCGCTTTGATGACATACGATATGTCTCTGTAGCGGTTTCCAGTGAAAGACCTAGTGTTTCTGCTAGGTATTTACATGTATCCAGTTTGGTCGCTTCATCGATCAAACCAGCCTCTTTCAGTCTTCGCTTGTTCCATGCAAACGCACACCGACGCAAAGACAATTTGATGTCTGTGTCTTGCTTGCTGTAAAACGTAGACGCTTCTGTTTCGGACATCCCTTCGGTTATCGACAACATATTGATAACCATGTAGATGTCTGCTTCAGGTGCTAGATGCTTTCTTGTTCGTACACGTTGACGAACATCGTCTAGTCCCTTTGCCTGTAGTTTACGGACAACCGATTTGTTCTTGCGTTTCCATACACCAGCAAACCAATCTTCCATGCCCAACTCTTTGATCTTGTCTGCCACTACCTTTCCGTATGGATCGGTGCGGGTTTCATTGATCTTCGTATCATCACGGGCAATCTTGCGAAAGTCATCATAGGTTTCAGCTTGAGGATATAGCTTGACGATGTATACCGTCATTTCCATGATCTTCTGCGGTGGTATGTTCGCGTGGTTAGACACAAGCTGCCAAGCATATGCCTTCGCTTTTTTATAGCGAATGTGCTGATCGCTTTGCTTTAGATCATCTGCCGTGATGCCTAGCCGACCACGAAAGAATTTGCGAAACTTCCGCAACTCGATTTCGATGAGGTCGTGGCATTCCCTACACACGTTCATGA